AAATTTGCTATTAAGGGAAATCAATTAAAAATAATCAACTATATATATTTAAATTTTGGATTTAAATCAATAGATAGTATTGAACATTTAAGAATATTTAACGAATATTCTGGTGGTCTTGTTAATCATACTGATTATATAGTTTATAAATATCTTAATAAAAGTAAATTACCAAAAGATTTAATGATTAAATTAGTTTATTATTTTTAAAAAAAAAATATTTCAAGAAAAATAGTTTATTATTTTTAAAGATGAATTTAATAAGAACCGGTCCAAATGAAAGTGTTTATTTATTCAATGATAAAATTTTAAAAGTCTTTCAAAATAAATATATCGCCAAAAATGAAATAAAAATACAAAAATATGCGAGTAGTATTGGAATATCCCCAAAACTTATTGCCCATGGAGAAGACTTTTTAATTACGGAATTTATAAATGGTACACTCCTTGAAGATTTACCAAAAACACCTGAATTAATTGAATCTGTTGACAAAGTAGTTGATAGAATGCATTTTTATGGAATTATTCATGGAGATTTAAATGAAGGAAATATAATGATTAAAGATGATAAAATCTATATACTTGATTTTGGTTCAAGTATATATAAAAGATTTGTAAGTCAAAAAGATTTAGACAATGATTATGTAATGTATGATTATTAGTGGTTGATTTTTATTTAAAAAAAATAATTATATCATAAATGACAAGTTTCGATGAATTAAATTTACACGATAATTTATTAAGAGGAATATATTCTGTTGGTTTCGAAAATCCATCAACAATTCAACAACAAGCTATACCACCAATGATTGAAGGTCATGATATTATTGCTCAAGCACAATCTGGAACAGGAAAAACAGCAACATTTACAATTGCATTACTTCAAAAAATAATCAACACACAATGTCAAGTAATTGTATTATGTCCAACACGTGAACTTGCCCATCAAACAACTAAAGTTATAAAAGATATAAGTTCTCATTTAGACACAAAAATACATACATGCGTAGGAGGAACTTCTGTAAAAGAAGACATCAATATTCTCAAAAAGGGAGTTGATATTATTATTGGAACTCCTGGAAGAATATATGATTTAATGAAAAGAAATGAAATAAATTTAAATGTGTCATTATTAGTAATTGATGAAGCAGATGAGATGTTATCTATTGGATTTAAAGATCAAATATATTTAATATTTAAAGAATTACCGGAAAATATTCAAGTTGCATTATTTAGTGCTACAATGCCGAGGGAGGTATTAGAATTAACGAAAAAGTTTATGAGAGATCCGAAATGTATTTATGTTAAAAAGAATGAATTAACTTTAGAAGGAATTAAACAATTCTATATCTACATAGAAAAAGAAGAATGGAAATTTAGAACATTATGTGATCTTTATGAAAATTTTTCAATTAATCAAACAATTATATTTTGTAACACATGTAGAAAAGTTGATTGGCTTTCTGAAAAACTTAAAAATAATAATTTTACTACAGTTGCTCTTCATGGAGAAATGGATCAAAATACAAGATCAAATATTATGCAAAATTTTAGAACAGGAACACACCGAATATTAATAACAACTGATTTGTTAGCACGTGGAATTGATGTTCAACAAGTTAGTTTGATTATTAACTATGATTTACCAAAAAATAGAGAAAATTATATTCATCGAATTGGAAGATCTGGAAGATTTGGAAGAAAGGGTGTAGCTATTAATTTTGTTTTGTCTTCAGACATATCTATAATTCGAGAATTAGAAAATTTCTATTGTACAACAATAGAAGAAATGCCCGAAGATATATCTAATTATCTATGAGTATTTTTCTCTCATTTGAATTAATAAATAAACAAAATTATTAAGAAGTATTAATTGTTCGTTGGTATAATTATCTTTTGAAGTTTTGAATAAAGTGTTTTCGATGTTATTAAAAATTTGTAAATTTGATTCTTTATTATTCTTTTCAAATAGAATTTGAAGTAAGCCAAGAATTTGATCAAGTTGAATATAATTATAATTTTCTTTTGAAGTTTTGATAAGTATATTTTCAAGTATTTTATTGATTGTATATGAATAAGATTCATTACTTTTTTGATTTAACATATTTAAATAAGATAACAAGTTTTTGATACAAGAATTGAGAAGAAAATAAGAATCAATATTATTTGAATCAATAATGTTGATTATTTCAATATAAAGAGAATCAATTATTCTTTCATAATTTAATATATCAGATTCTTTTTTCTTTTGTTTTTCATATTGTTGTTTATTGAGAAAAGCATCCATAATCTTTTTATTTTTAGACAAACTTTGAATATTTTCAATTTGTGACAATGTCAATTCAGTTTGAAATATTGGATCTTTAAAATTTCCAGAACATATTAAATAATCACATAATTCTTTTAAATTATAATAAATGAATTTTTTATTACTTGATATAGGAAAACAAGGATAACGTATTTTTTCGAGAGATATTGGACAATTATTGTTATCAATTAATTTATTTCTAAAATTTCGTTGAATTTTAATGGCAGCACAGTGTTTAATGATTAGATCTTCTAAATCATTTTTACGTAATTTTGAATAATTTTTAATTCCAAGATTCTTACATACTTTTTTCAAATTCTCCATTTTATTAAAGTAAAAAAAATCTTTTGAGAATTTTTAAATTGTTTTTTGATAAACTTTATTATCGATGTCCTTAATTGTACACTTTCCATTTACACATGCACCATATACTCCACAACCATTCATACTTGTACATGGATTTCCTTCTTGTTGAAGTGTATCTTCATAGTAAGGCATCTTTGCAGGATATAATTGTTTTGTATAATACATAGGTTGACCAGTTGGATAAACACCATATGGAGGCATTCCATTTCCTATCGGTACAGATGGAACTTGCCCTACAAATAGATCAGAATTTTGTCTTGCTAAAAATAGAACAATAATTGCTATAAATATAATTATTAAATTTAATACTCGAGCAGTTTTGTTTGACATTTATAACGCTCAAGAAAATTTATAAGCAATAAAAATGATTAAAATAATCACAAACATAATAAATATAATTCCAACAAAAAGATATAAATTTATATTTGTTGATATTTTAAGAAGTGTATCTCTATCATATTCTAAAGTTCCTAAATTATTTCTATATGGACTTATTGTACTTTTATCAGAATTTTGTTTAACAAGCATTGTTGGATAAATACCATACATTCCATCTAAATTTTTATTTAAAAAGAAATAACTTATGTCTGGAATTAAAAAATATCTATCTATTTCAAGTCCATTAAATTCAGGAATAAATACATTATTTACATTTTCAATATAACTATGTGCACAAATAGATGAAGATATACTTACAAGTGTTTTATTATATACATTTGTTCGAAAAGGTAAATAGCCTAGTTGAATAAGTTTCCAATTATCTGGATATTCTATATTATTTATTGTATCAACAAATTTTTGCCAAGTTACAAGTAATTTTGAATCGTCTTCAAATATTATAATATTCGAATAATTTCTTTCTTTTGCAAGTAGCCAAATATTTCGATGACTATTATAACAACCTCTTTTTGGATTTTCATTATCTCTTTCGGGATGATACCATTCAAAAATAGGTGAATTTATAAGTTCAGGAAAATTTTCTTCAAATTGTTTTTTACGTTCAATTGATGTTTTTATATTTATACAAAATACTTTATCAATATTTAACATTTAATAATTATCAACATTTAAATTTCTCATTCTTCTCGTAAGTACACTATCAACATCTGATTCATTTACCATCTGTCGTATCACACTTCTTTTGATTTTTTGAATTTTATGTCTATATCTTTTGTGATAATATTCATCAGCAAGATCAAATAGATAATCTTCATTCTCAATTCCTGGCACTTTTTCATCATATGGGAAATTTTTTTCATAACGCAAAAGATGAGCTATGAGTCGAGCTAATAAATCACATAGACTAGTCATTGTTAAATAAAGAGTATCTTTTTGATGTAAAGTTTCATGATCATCTGGATCAATTTCTAGATCTTCAAATGCATAAAATAATTCTCTAACAGAACAATATTCAGGGTACATTTCTATGAGTTTTGATATAACAGGAGTATTATCAATACTCATACTACTTAGTTGACTAATTAAAACATCCATTTTATTAGTTTAAATAATTTAAACTAGAATTCTAAAATATTTTTTTTTTATATACTCATGCTTATAATGTCAATAGATGTAGGAATTATTCATTTAGCTATTATTATTGCTAAATTAGACGACAGTTGGAAAACAGATAATTCTGATTTTGAAATTATTTTTTGTGAACTTATTGATATTACGGAATTAAACATCGAATGCGATAACATTCATTGTAAATTTTATCACGATAAAGTTATGTGTGATTATATTGATCATTTATGCTTTAAATATCAAAAAGAATTTGAAAGTGTAGATTTGATTTTAATAGAAAGACAACCAATATCTGGTCTTGTTGTTGTTGAACAATTAATAATGCATAAATATCGATCAAAAACAACATTAATTAGTCCATGTTCTGTTATAAAATATTTTGGACTTTCAAATATATATGAACAAAGAAAAATTCAAACTGTAGAAATGGCACATGATAAATTAGCTGATCAAAAACATTTTATATTTAATGAAAGAAGACATGATTTAGCAGATGCTTATGTAATATTATTGTATTATGTAAGTATTAATAAACAATCTAAAAAAATGTCATGTTCAACAATTGCACAAAATTTGAGTAATTTTGTTTATAAAGAGTAACATATGATTTCATTATTTAAATTAAAAACATTCATATAGTTTCCTTTGAAATCTTTAAATATTGTGCCTAAATCTGTAATAACATCAGGTATATGTTCCCAGAAATTTAGATAATGGCCTTGAAATTCTCTAATTTCATCAGTTACACATGTTTTACTTAAATTATCTATTGTGGCACATAAAATAAAAGGTCTTTCAATAATTTCTGAATGTTCATAATGTGTTGATTTTAGATTCTTTAGACACATTGAATATGTTTCATTTCTAAATGTAAATTTAATATAAATGGGACTCGACAATAATACTCTATTAAACTGCACATTTTCTTTAAGAATATTGTTATGTAAATAATTTAATAAATTCTCTTTATCAATAGATGAATCTGATACACTTATGATATCAATTTTATCATCATTGTGAATTAAAGAATTAAATTTTTTTCTACGACAACACATTATTAAATTACACATGTTTATGATTAATTTTATAAAAATCCAAGATTATTTATTTTTTATTTAGAATACAATGAAAAGACGGACTCGAAAAAAAACATGTGAGATTGATTCAATTGACAAATTAAATCTTCCCATAATTGAACAAAAACCTATTGAAGAATCAAAAAATGTAGAATTTTCAGAAAAATCACTTCATCCATTTGGTAAGTTCAATATTACTATTGAAAAAAGTACTGCTATGACTGCTGAAGAATTGAGACATTACTATGATAATATATTTGGAATTAAAGATTCCGAAAAAACTGCTAAATTTATAACTCAAGAAAAGGAAGACAACGAAGTATATGAACCAGAACTTGAAAATTCTCAAATAAAACAAAAGAAAACAGAAAAACCTGTTGTTCAAAGAATTCTTTCAAAATTCATAAATGATGTATCTACTGAATTTCCTGCCAAAACTGATATATTATGTTGGTGGTGTTGTAATCAATTTGATTCATATCCTTTACCTTGTCCAATAAGTTATAACAAATTAATAGACAAATATAAAGTTAATGGTGTTTTTTGTGGTTGGTCGTGTGTTGCTGCATATTCTTTAAATGAATATAAAAGCCTTTGTTTAGTTTATCAATTACGTGAACAATTAACAGGCGAAACAAGTGAATTATATATAGCTCCTTCAAAATATATATTGAAGTGTTTTGGTGGTTTTATGGATATAGAAGATTACCGTAAAATGAGCTCTTCGATATTAATAAGTACAGAAAACATAAGTTATATAAATCAAGAAATTGTTGAGATCAAAAATTAAAATGTTATCAACTAATTGTTAACATAACACATTTGGATCTTTTGCTTTTGGATTATGCACATGAATATGACTTTTAATATATTTGTTGTCAAAAATAGAATGAAATTCTTCAAGAGTCATAGAAGTTTTTCCAACAAATTTATCTTCTTGTTCTTGTGTAGCATCAATAAATGTACCTGGACATTTACAACTAATATTTGTCATATGTTTGTATTTAATAGTTTTAGTAGGTCCTGTAATATAAAATCCTCCCATTGTTTTTTATGATATTTCTGAAAATTTTTTAAGCAATTTTTTTTAAAAAATCACACAAACTAGTCGTTAAAAATCACATTAACTAGTCGTTAAAAATCACATCAACAAGTTGTACAAGAAATACAAGAATGAGTAGTATGATAACAATATTAAAGAATTTATCACTATTAGTATTACCAAAATCTTCTCGAGAACTTGGATTATATGAATTTGTCCAATATCTATTAAATGGATCAAAATGTACATATCCTTCTGGTTGAGGATACCATTGAGGTCTTGGACTAATAATTTGATCAACAACTCTTTGTTGAAGTTGATTATTTTTCTGAACACAAGAATTACAATGTTCACATGTAAAATCTTTAGAACTTGTAACTTCTTTAACTTCTTTAACTTCTTGTTTTGGAACTTCTTTTGTATTATCAATCTGTGGTCTTTTCATTAGAAATTGATTTGATTGATTTTTAGAACCAAAATCAGTTCCATATGCAGTTTCTAATGTACAATAGGCAACTGGCATTTATTTATATAGTTTAAAATAAATTATAGTCGAATCACGTTTGATTTTTGACCCTTTTTGTCTTCAACTGACATAATTGTAGCCTTATCTTTTCCATGTCCAATTGACTTTTCTGATGAATTACTATTTACTGAAATATTGTCTGCATCTATCATTTTTCGATACATATTACTAATTGTCTCCTTTTGTTGTTTTTCTGTAAATTCTCTTGTAGATTGTGGATGATTCATAAAATTACCAAATCCATTCTCTGTTGCCCCCATTCTTTGAAACAACTCAGACAAATTTACTCCATCATCTGCTCCTTGAGAATTTGAAGGCATTGGTACTTGTTTTTTTGGTTCAACTGATGTCTTTATTGAATTCATAAATTGATTAAGCATATTTGGATTGTCCTTCATCATATTTTTAAATGCAGGTGCCGTTGTTTTTGCAAATGATGCTGATGCATGATAGAAAAATGCACTTGCAGCAAGACTAAATATTAGTTCAACTAATGGATCCATTTGACCCATATTATTGCTATATTTATAATAAAGTCTCTCAAATATATTGTCATACTCATTAATTGATCCTGATATATTATCTGACCATCCATTTAAATTTGCAATTCCTGCTCCCCATTTTTCATTCATTTGTTCAATTCCATATGTAAAAAACATTAACCCATGTCGCATAATTTTGATACTTGATTCCATTTGAATATTATTCATCTGATTTTTATATTCTATTCTTATATCTTCAATCGATGATTTTGGTCCTAATACTTTTGATAATGTAATTCCTTGTCTTGATTCTAAAGATTTTAATTTCAATAACAGATCAATCTTTTCATCTTCTTCATTAATATATCCACTACTGGATGGCTCTCTCATTGGTTCTCTTTGAAATTCTCTTGGTGCATCTCTTGGTGCATCTCTTGATGTATCTCTTGGAAACTCTCTTGGTGCTCTTGAAGGAGGTCGAATTGTTGATCTACTTTCTCCACTTAAAACAGAGTCACCATCAACAGATTTGGGTTTTTTAACATTAAGTAAATCATCAAATTTAAAAGTACCTTTTGGATCTGATTTAACACTACTTACACTACTTTGAGAAAATGAATCATATTTTTTAAATTCTGGTTTTTTAATATCAGCTTCGTCAAATTTAAATGAATCAATCTTATCTCTTGGTTTTCGAATCTCTGGAGGTCTGTTAAATTCCGGTTTCTTAAATTCCGGTTGCTTAAATTCCGGTTGCTTAAATTCCGGTTTCTTTAATTCTTGTGGTGGTGATGGTGGTGGTGATGGTGGTTTTACATCTTCTTTTGGAACAAAACCAAAATCAGGCTTCTTATTTTTCGGAACAAATTCATCCCTTGTATTTTTAATGTTTTCAAAATTTGGCTTTTTACGTTTATCTGCATCAAATGTTGAACCACTACTATTACTACTATGTGAAACATTTCTCTCCATTTGTTCAATTTTTATATCATCCATTCCAGAAGTTTTTCCTAGATCAAATATTTCTCCAGTATTTCCTTGATCTATAGAAAAATTACCAAATACGTCATTTGAGTTTGACGTAAATATTGCAATTCCATCAGTATTTCCAATATCAAATGACATTTAATTATTGAAATTCTTTTTTTTTGTATCATAGACGTACTTTTGTTTTAATGTAAAATAGCCCTTGTACATATGAATCAGCTAAATCATCTTTTTTCTTTGAGTTTTTAAAAAAATCAGCCCATGTTGTTTCGTTGTTGTGAATCAAAATTCTTTTAGCATGTTCAATTAATATTTGTTTATTTTTATAATGTCCCTTCTTCATTTTTGCAAGTCTTTCAATTGGTAATTCTTCATCATTTGGCATTTTTACGTAATAAGTTATTTTATGTCTTGGATGAATACCTTCAATCTTTTTAACATTTTTATTTTCAAGTTTCTTTAAACAAAAATACATTTGAATTTGTCCAGCAATCTGAACTGTTTTTTTGTTACATCTTGGTTGATCTTCATGAAGAATTATAAGCTCGTTATCTTTATATTTTTCATAAAGCTCAGTTAATTTCTGAATTAATTTCATACATGACAATTCCATTGTACTTGCCTTGATTGAAAATAATTCCCAATGTATTATTTTTTTAGTTTCAATGTCTATTAAACTTACAGACATATTTATAGGAGCAACATCAAATGAAAATAATAGTTTCATTTATTACTCTTAACTTTTCTATTTAAGACCTTTAAGCGAATTCAAATCCAAACAAATCACTTCCAAATCCTCGGCCAAAACCTCGAGACATCATAGAATTTTTAGACATCATCATCATAACAAATGATCCAAGGACTAAGACTGCAGCAACTAACATTAGAGCAGCGCTTGACATTTGCATCTTCTTGACATCTTCTTGGTTACAAGGAGTGTCAATTGCTGAACACAAGTTTCTAGAAAACATATCAAGTGCCAATGCCACTATGAACAAAAGAAAGACAAGAGAACCAACCATATAACTATTTAAACCTAACATTTATTTATATAAAATAAAATAATTTAGAAAGGATTAATGCTTAATTCATAATCTAGAGGTCCATTTAATCCTGTATTATTATTGTCATTTATATTCCATGGATCATTTTTAACATCTGTAGCTGTCATAAAACTTCTTTTATTTGAAGCATAGCCTGGAATTTCAAATCCTTTATTCGTTTCAACAATATTTGGCTTATTCAACTTTCCTTGGTTATTTCTATAATTTGTAGTTACTGGACATAAACCTGGATATACAGCAAACCACTTGCCTTTATTTTCAACACAATGTTGGGTTCCTGTAATATTACTTAAACATTCTTCTTGACTCGAATATCCTCTTCCATCATTATTTTGTGAAAAATCTGGAGCTATTGGAATTGCTGAATTGTATGGATATCCTAAGAACTTCTCATCTCCACCTGGACATTTATATGTTTGGGCACAATATCCAGTTTGTTGAACATTTGTACCAAATACATTTGTCTCATTATTACATTTATATCCCAATGATTGATTACAATCATTATTAGTTGTACATGCTTTTCCAATTCCACCAAAGTTAATATTTGTCCTTCTATACTTTCCTCCTTCTAATTCTGGATATTTAGTATACGCACAGTAATTTCCCTGATTTCCATGAGAATCTTGCCAATTTGAATATTGATTATTGCATGTCGTTCCTGGCCATGATGAACAATCTGTATTGTTTACACATGCAATTGTGTCTCCATTGCTCATTAATGTTTGAGAACGATATACCCAAGCTATATTTTGTTTATTTTGATTATCTACTGCATTCTTAATCTGAAAATTTCTCAATGCATTATTATTTGTCGGCAAATTTGCTTGTCTTGCCATATTACTTTGACGCTGTCCTGATGATGTATAATCAGTGAAGAGTTGTCCTGCTGATTGTTTATATGCTGGGAATGGTGTTCCATCTGCATAGACAGCGTTTGTATATCCAGTATCTAATGCATCTTCTAAGTCTTGTCTTGCTGCAAATCTGAATTGACTTTTCATCTTTTACATATTTAAAGATAAAAAATTTTAATCTTAGATTTTATTTAGAATTTTTATAAATGACAACTGCTGATGATTTTAAAAGCTTAACAGGCATCCAACATGTTAGACATCGCCCAGATATGTATATTGGAAGTATATCTTGTACAAAAGAAAATAGATGGGTTATTAATGATAATAATGAAGCAGTTCAAGAAGTCATTGAAACAAATCCTGGACTTGAACAATGTGTTTTGGAATTAATAGTTAATGCTGCTGATCATGTTGAACGTTGTAAGGTTTCAAATGAAACAAAGGTTTCAAAAATTGAAATTGTTCAGACTGATGATTTTATATCTGTTTTTAATAACGGCAAAGGAATTCCCATAGAAATCAATAAAGAAACAAATTTGTATATTCCTGAAATGATTTTTGGCAATTTAATGACTAGTAGTAATTATGATGACTCAAAAAAGAAAACATGGGGTGGTAAAAATGGTATTGGTGCAAAAGCTGCAAATATTTTTAGTACAAAGTTTATTATTGAAGTTCAATCTAATAACACAAATTATTATCAAGAATTTACAAATGGTATGAATAATAAAACTGAACCTATTATTAAAAAAAATAAACACTCTGACTACACAAAAATTACTTATTATCCTGATTTTGCTGCTTTTAACATGTCATCTTTTACATCAAATGATACTTGGAAACTTCTCAAAAAAAGAGCTTATGATCTTTCTGCTGCTACGGGAAAAGAAGTTTCTGTTATGCTTAATGAAACAAAAATACCTGTAAAAGATTTTTCTGATTATATGAGTCTATACATTGGAAATGCTAAAAAAGTTGTTTATTCAACAAATAGATGGGAAGTTGGGTTTGCATTATGTCCTTATACTGAACCTGTTCAAATTAGCTTTGTAAATGCAATTTGTACAGATGATGGTGGAAATCATGTAAAGCATGTGCTTGAACCTGTGCTTGATAAAATTACTGAAGAGTTACAAGCAAAGCATAAAAATGTTGTTATTAAAAAACAATATATCAGAGACAACACTATTATTTTTATTAAAGCCTTAATTGATAATCCTGGCTTTGATAGTCAGCTTAAAAGAAAACTTAAAACTCCTATATCTGAATTTGGATCACGTTGTGATATTCCTGATGACATCGTAAAAAAAATTGCAAAACTTGGAATTTGTGACAATGTTCTTGAAATCGCAAAAGCAAAAGACATGAACAATGCTCTTAAAAAAACAGACGGAACAAAATCTAAAAGACTTTCAGACATCGAAAAACTTGATGATGCTAATTTTGCTGGTGATCCTAAAAAATCAATGCAATGTACATTGATTTTAACAGAAGGAGATTCAGCTAAAAGTTTAGCCCTTAACGGTATCATGGCTGCTGGTGGAAGAGATATTTGGGGTGTTTTTCCACTTCGTGGTAAGTTTTTAAATGTTAGAGGTGCTACAGCAGCACAACTTGAAAAAAATACAGAAATTATTGCAATTAATAGAATTCTTGGAATTAAACCTGGACTTACAGATATTAGTAAATTAAGATATGGAAAAGTTATGATTATGACAGATAGTGATACAGATGGTTATCATATTAAAGGATTACTTATTAATTATTTTTCTGTTTTCTTTCCAGAATTGTTAGAAAAAGGTCTTCTTGGATGTATTATTACGCCAATTGTAAAAGTATTTAAAGGTGATACTGTAATTCAACAATTTTATAATTTAAATGATTTTGAAAAATGGAATGAACAAAATACAGGAAATTATAGAATTAAATATTACAAAGGACTTGGAACTTCTGATGCTAAAGAAGCAAAAGAATATTTCAAAAATTTAGCACAAAATAAAATTAATTATATCTTTGATAAAAATGAAGATCTTTTATCTATTGAAAGAACATTTGAAAAAAAGAAAACAAATGAAAGAAAAGAATGGATTCTTAATTATCTTGCAAATAAACAAGAAGTTGATTATAATCAAAAAAACATTTCCATTAAATATTTCATTGACAGAGAACTTGTACAATTTTCAGTATATGATGGTATTAGATCAATTCCAAATATTATTGATGGCTTAAAACCAAGTCAAAGAAAAATTTTATATGGTTGTTTGAAGAAAAATCTATTCAAAAAGGCAGACAAATCTGGAGAAATTAAAGTTGCTCAACTTTCTGGTTATATATCTGAAGTTTCTGGCTATCATCACGGTGAAGAATCTCTTCAAGGAACCATAGTTAAAATGGCACAAGATTTTGTTGGGTCAGGAAATATTAACATTCTTGAACCAAAAGGAAATTTTGGATCAAGACTTATGGGTGGAGAAGATGCATCTTCTGCAAGATATATTTTTACTCATTTAAAAGATATTGTAAAAATAATATATAATGAACACGACAATAGATTATTAAATTATATTGAATCTGAAGGTCATATTATTGAACCAGAGTTTTATGTACCCATTATTCCAATGATCCTAGTTAATGGTTCAGTTGGAATTGGAACTGGTTGGAGTACAGATATTCCTTGTTTTAATCCAATTGATATCATTGATAATATCAAACTATTAATGAAAAATGAAAATATTAAACCTATGGTTCCTTATTATAAAGGATTTAAAGGAACTATTGATAAAATTAATGATGTATCGTGGTCTACGCAAGGAAATTTTAAAATAGTAGATAAAACTGTTTATGTTACAGAACTTCCAATTGGTTTGTGGACAGAAGATTTTAAAAAATTATTGAACAAATTAATTGAACAAGAACGAATTAAAACATTTTCTGCAAATGGTGATACAAATGAAGTCAATTTTGTTATAAAATTGGAAGAAACTATGAATGAGAATGATGTTATAGAATTATTTGAACTTAAAAATAAAATTAGTACAACAAATCTTGTTGCATTTGATGAAAATCATCAAATAGTTAAATATGATTCAGTTGATGATATTCTGTGGACTTTCTATTCTTATCGTTTAAAATTTTATGAAAAAAGAAGACTATTTCTAATTAAAACATTAGAAGATGATATTAGTTTATTCACAGAAAAACTAAGATTCATTAATATGGTTATTAATGATGAGATCGTTGTCTTCAAACGTAAAAAGGCTGATATTATTGTTGAACTTGAAAAACATAATTTCAAAAATGTGTCAGAATTAATAATAATGACAATTGATAAATTTACAATTGATGAAATTGATAAATTAAAAGATAAAATAGAAAAGTTACAAAATGAATTAAATTGTTTGAAGTCTAAAACAGACAAAGATTTGTGGACCGAAGACTTAGATATTCTTGTTCAATATATTTAATAATTATATATTTATTTATAAATGGAAAATGAAATAATCACTAAAGCCATTAATGATGGTTGGGCAGTTAAAAAAATATGCGATAAACCAAAAACATTTGAATTTACGAAAAAAATTAAAAAGACTAAGAATAATAGCAAATTATGTCATACAAATGAGTGATAGTGAGTGTTATTATGAGTCAGATGAAGAAAGACCAGCTGCAAAAAATGTCAATTTTATGACAACGAGTCCTAATTTTAAATGTACAAAATGCAATAAACAATTTTATTTTAATGATTCTCAAATTATTAGATGTTGTTTTTGCGGATATAGAATTTTATATAAAATTAGAACTCAAAATTATATTACATATGTTAGTGATTAATTTATAAAAATCATTGTCAAATCAAAAGTTGATTGATCTAAATTATTAAATGCCATTCCTATATAAGAATTTACGTCAAATGATATTGGTGTTTTATTTTCTACGTATAAATTTCCTATTGTTGATCCATTTGAATTTGTTCGTGTGACAATAACTGTATAATCTGTCATTCCATTTGGTCCTGTTGCTGTAACAGCAACTGTTACAGTTCCATTTACTAATGTAGAAGAACCTGCTGTACCTAATTCTATCTGTGTAGTTTCTAGTTCAACTCCGTCTGATACTTTGAACTTTGATGAACTTGTCAATGTTCCTCCATTATTAAATTGAAAAGATCCATTTGTTCCTACTGGAATATCCCCACTTGATATACTTGTGATTTTTCCAAAATTATTAACAGCAATTGAAGCATTTGTATATGTACCTGCTGTCACATCATCTGGTAATTGAATTCCTTCAAGTGTTAGATTTGTGCAATTTACTTCAAAAGGAAACAAAACAATATCTGGATTAAAAAATATTGGTGCTCCAGCACCAAATGTGTCTCCACTTCTACATTGAATATAACTTTGTGTGTCTGTTGGATTTGCAGGCATTATAGCATTATTGATTTGATTTATTAAAAACCATCCTTTTCGAATTATTGGATATGAATATGTTCCTGGTGTAATATTATTCCCTAATTCTGCTAGATTATTTACTACAAGAATATTCGTATAGATTTTTGGTACTACATATAATGTATCATCTATAAATCTAAATACTTGATTAAATTCAGGCTGTTCTACATCTTCTACAGCAACTGCAAATCCTCCATATCCATCTGCTAATTGTATATCTCCATCTTTTCCTGCTGGGGGAGTTCCTGAAAAATATGCAGATTTAAATATTATGGGACTTGTACCAACTTCAAATTCTGAAGTAGTTGTGAATATATTACGACCAAATTTATCTCCTTCTTCT